TGCACGCGCGGGCTGCGCTCGCCCATCGCGACCCACTCCTCCGGGGTGCGGGCGCGCAGCGCGATGATGAGCAGCGCGGAGACGACGGGCCACGCGGCCGTCGCGTGCGCCGAGAGCCATGCGAGGATCTGAGATGAGGTCATGCGGATCACCCCTCCGGGTGTGCGCCCACGCGGGGCGCGGTGAGTCGTTCGACGAGCTCGCGCAGCGCGCGCGGGCTGAAAGGCTTGGGGAGCGCGTGCGTGTCGCAGATCGACGCGGCGACGCTGCGCAAGAGGTCGGGGTCCACCCCCGACACGAGCACCAGCGGGATGCGCGCCCGCACGCGGTCGCCCGCGCGGTCGAGGGCGATCCGCAGCGACGACGCCGCGAGGAGCGGCGCTGCGTCCGACGTGCCCCGCACGTCGCAGAACACGATGTCGGGGACTGCGTGCGCGAGCGATGCAAGGGCCTCGTCCGCGTGCGCGACGCGCTGCACCCACGCGACGCCGTGTAGCGCCGCGGCGAGCACGTCCGCGTGGCGGTCGTCATCCTCGACGCAGAGCGCGTGCAGCATCACTTCCCCGCGGCGATCTTGGTGAGCAGCTCGATCACGCGCTCCACGCCCGACGTGACCCACCCCTGGATCTCGCCGCGCAGCGCGTGCCTCGCCGCGTCCTGGCGGCGGTCAATGTCTGCGAGCTGCGCGGCCTGTGCCTCGTACTGCGCGCGCAGCCGCGTCAGCTCGTCACGCAGCCGCGCCATCTCTCCGTCGGATCGCACGCGGGCCTCGCGCGTCTCCGCGTGCCCCTCCGCGAGTCGGTCGAGCCGCGCCTCCATGCGCTCGACGCCGCGCGCGATCGTCGAGAGCGTCGAGGACATCGTTGCGTCCGTCACGTCATGGCGCTGCACCGCGCGCGCCGCGTCGTCGAGCACGCGGCCGTCGGTGTCCTGCCGCTGCGCGCGTCCGCCCCAGCGCGCGATGATCTGCGAGACGACCACGACGAGGCCCGCGAGGGCGAGCACGCCCTGGAGCCACGCGGGCATCACTCGACCTCGATCTGCGGCTCGATGGTCAGCGTGCTGTTGCTGCCGTTGCCGTACGACTCGAAGCAGATCACCACTTGAGCGTCGGAGCCCACGGGGATCGCGCCCATCGTCGCCGCGGTCGCGCCCGCCTGCGAGAGCGTGATGATGGACGACGGGGTCCAGCGCACCGGCCGCGTCGTCGACGCGGGCGCCGTGGACCACCACACCGCGGGGATCTCGAGGTCCCATCGCACGCGCCCCCAGACGTTGAGCGCCGCCGAGCCGTTGAGCACGTTGTCGGCTGACGTGAGCGCGTTCTGCGTGACGTTCGAGCCGGAGCGCATGTCGCCGGAGCTGGTGTTGGTGTTGTCCAGATCTGCGACGCCGAACAACGCCGACGTGAGGCTGGCCGCGGATCGCACCGACATCTGAAGGTAGCGGTAGCCGCCGCCCGCGACGCCGCTCATCGCCGTGGGCCGCACGTACAGCGTCACGCGGCGCGCGTGCGCCGGAAGCGTGCATGTGAGCGAGCCCGCGTTGATGCCCGAGCCGCGGCACTGGCGCGTGGTGTTCGACACGGCGAACGCCACCGTAGACCCCGCGCCGCTGCCGCTGATACTCGCCGTCGCATCGGCCCCCGCGCCGTTCGCCGCGACGCAGTCGCTCGCGTACATCGTCGTCACCAGCGCGCTCCGACCGGCCGCAGGCGTCGCCGCGGTGAGCACGGAGCGGCCGGTCGACGTGCCGTCCGAGATCTGCGCCGCCGTCACGCTCGGAGCGGCCCACGCGGGATCCGTCGCGCCCGCGGTGAGCACGTAGCCCGTCGTGCCGAGCGCCACCCTCTCGTCGGCGCTCGCACCGCGGCGGATCAGGTCGCCGCGCGTCGTCGTGGGGGAGGAGCCGCCCGCTGCGGCCCACACCGCGCGCCCCGCCACCGACGTGAGCACGCCGCCGTCCGCGCCGATCGCGATGCGCGTCACGCCCGCGTCGCCCCGCGTCACCAGGTCGCCGATCGTCGTGGTGGGGTCCGAATAGCTCGACGTGCCCGCGCCGAGGGTCGTGCGGATCGAGGTGATGTCGCCGCCCGAGAGCAGCGCGAACGCGGCGACGAGGAGGGTTGCCACAGCGGCGGCGCCGACGCGCTTCTGGATGGTGTTGTCCGCCATCACACCCTCGCGCGCCCGAGCGCGTAGACCGTGCCCGCGACGGTGATGGTGCCCGTCTCGCGTGCCTTCACCCGCAGCCACCGCGCGCCGCGCAGATCGAGCAGGATCAGCCGCGAGAACGAGTTGCCCGAGGAGAGCAGCCGCACGAGACGCGAGGCGGGCGCCACCACGTCGCCGCTCGCCGCCGCGCCGCTGTCGTCGACGCTCTCCTCGACGGACACCCACTGCGCCGGGGTGTCCTGAAGCGACACCTCCAGGATGTACTCCATGCCGTCGCCGCCCGTGCCGGGGGCGTAGGAGACGAACAGCGCGATGCTCCCGCTCTGCGCGAGAGACATCGGATCTCCCACCACCGCGAACGCGTCGGTCAGCGCGACGGCGGAGGCGAGCGTTTCGAGGGGCAAGAGGTCCATTCGCGGGCTCCTGTCAAGAGGTGCCGCGACCGTACCACGGTCGGACATATCCTGTCACACCATCGGGTCGCGATGCGTAGCGCCCGAAAGACTACGGCGCCGCAGCCTCCATGACGTGGATCGCCGCGATCCAGAGCGAGGGGCCCGCGCCCGAGAGCTTGCCCTGCACGCCGAGCGAGTCCTCGGCGCCGTTGGTCGCGGTCGCCGCCGTGATCCACGGCGTCCACGTCCACGACGACGTGTAGGTGAGCCCGGAGGTCGCCCACGGCGATCCGGTCGCATTGCCGACGAGCCGAATCGTCGCCGTCTCCGTGGTGCCGCCCGACATGCGGTAGAGCGCGCGCCAGCGGATCGGCTCCCCCGCGGCGCTCTCCGGCTCGATGCGCCGCGCGCGCACCCGCAGGATGCCGCTCCCGCCCGACTCGTCGAGGAGTGCGAAGTCCACGAACGACGTGCCGGTCATGTTCGGGGTCTCCGCCACGTCGGACACCTGCCGACGCCATGAGAGGTTGATCAGCGTGCGCTGGAGTTGAAGCGCGGCGTCGTCCGCGTCGACCAGCGCCTCCACGCCTTCGGGCGCGTCGATGATCGGCACGTCACGCCCGAAGAAGTCCAGCGGCACCCCGCGACCCGCAGTGTCCGGGTCGACGACGAATCCGGGGACCTCCCAGCCGTGCATCACCAGCACCTCCGCGGCGCCGCCGAAGGTGATCGTGACGGTGATCGCCCACGCAACGGACGGGTCGAGGTAGGACGCAAGGCCCGTGTCGACCAGCGCATCGAGGTCGAGGTGTCCCTCAAGCAGTAACCCATCGACGCTGCGGCCCGGCGCGGAGGGCGGCACGTAGCGGGTGTTGCCACGGTAGTCCTGCGGGATCCGCGCGTCGGCGCTGGTGATCGTCGTCGTGCCGTCCGTGATCAACATGTCGAGCGCGACGGTGTGCGTGCCGAAGCCCGACGTGACCACCGCGGGCGCCACCGTGCGGATCAGGAGGAAGCGCGCGCCGGGGGTGCGGACGTAAGAAAACGTCACGTCGCCGGGATCGAGGATCTCATACGCGCAGAAGTGCGCGCCGGGATCGTCGAGGAGCGCGCCGTTCACGCACGACGCGTGCTGCACCATCTCCTGCATCGTCGGCGGCACCGCGATGCGCGGGCCCTGCTCGGGGATCGTCGGATGGGCGCGACTCTGATGCGACGACACGCTCACGGCGCGTACCTCACGGTGATGTCCACGACGGACGCGCGTTGCCCCGCGGTGTTGCTTCCGCTGGAGCAGTAGGCGCCGAAGAAGAGACGCGCCATGTAGAGTTCGCCCCGCTGGAGCGGCGACGTGTCACCCGCGGAGCCCGTCGCGGGCACATGCGTCACGCGCTGGAGCATCGAGGGCGTCAGCACGATCGAGAGCTCAAGGGACGCGAAGCCTGCGCCCGTGCGGTGCGTTTTCGCGCTTGCGGGTGCGGTGGCCTGGTGCGGCCCCTGCTCCCCCGGTGCGATCGAGAAGACGGCGCCCACGGTGTACGCGCCCTCGACCTCCCAGCGCGCGCGCAGGTAAAGCGTGCCGAGGCGCGTGAAACTCGCCGACGCATCGGGCAGCGGCGACGGGTGAAAGAAGTGCTTGCCGAGGTCCGCGAAGGCGCCGCCCGACTTGCGGTTGAACTCCCGCACGATGTCCTGCGGCTCGGGGTCGTCGGTGAACGTCGTGCCGGGGACCGCTGCCCGGTAGAAGTCACGGAACCCGTGGTGGGTCGCAATCTGCCGGTGCGCGTTCTGGTAGCCGAGATGCACACCGTTGGCGCGAAGGATCGTCCATCGTCCCGCGTCGAGGGGTTCACCCTTGTCCGCCCACGAGCCGGAGCCGCTCGCGGGATGCCTGCGATATCGGCCGAATAGCGACACTGTGGACAGAGTATGTCACGCCGTGTGGTCAGAGCGCAAAGCCGCGCGTGTAGCCGACGGGCCGGGGCGGCGCGTAGGATCACGCCATGCGCTGTGTGCTCCCTTCGATCGTGCTCGCCCTCGCCGCGTGTGCCCCCGTCGATCCGTCGCCCGTCGGGGACGGTGGCGTGGTCGCGGACGCAGGGCGGCGCGTCGAGGAACTCACGGGGTGCCTGCGCGTCACCGCGACGCTTCGGTTGGTCGAGCCCGTGAGCAGCGCGCCGGAACTCTCCGCGGAACTCGTGCGGGTGTGGAGCCGCCCGATGTCGCGCTTCTGCGTGACCGCCGACCCCAGCGCAATCCAGATCACCGTGGAGCTCAGCGCGGGGATTCAGGCGTTCATCAGGCGACCCCGCCCCGGCGACCCCTTCCGCCTCGCCGGGGCGGGGTTTGACCGCGTGCGCTGGACGGACACCGAGCCGCGCGCAGTGACGCCCACGATCCGGTCGGTGACGATGGACGTGCGGGACAACACGATCCACTTCGCGGCGAGCCTCTCCGTGGAGGCGCCCGGGGGACAGCGCCAGTCCGGCGAGGTCACTGCGACGATCACGCCCGAGTGACTACGCCCACACCTTCGCCGGGGACGAGTCCGACAGTAGGAACGTCGCGCCGTCCGCGACGAACACGTAGCGGCGCTGCGCCGCCACCGCCGTCGTGTGCTTCGCAGGGACCATGAGGGCGACGCCGTTCGTCGCCCGCGTCGCCCACGTCGCCCCAGGAGAGGCGTTCAGCGTCACCGTGAGCGCGCCGCGGTCCACGCTCGAAACGGTCGCGTCGAAGGCCGTCGCCGGGGAGCGCGCGTCGAGCTCGACGATCCGCACCTCGTCGCCCGTCGCGAGATACTCCAGCCCCGCATCCGTGCGGGCATTGCCGTCCGCGTCCGACTCCGACGCGAAACCCGCGGCGCTCGACGTGCCGCAGGGGTCTGCGTCGACCGTGCACACCGCGCCCGAGATCGACGCGAGGAGGAACGCGGGGCACCATCCGGCGCGCACCTCGGAGACGCGCAGGAAGAGATCGACGCGCCCCGCGCGGTAGTCCCTGCGGTGGCCGATCACCACGGCGCGCTGTGAGATGCCGCGCGCGCCGGAGCCGTTCGGAAGGAGCCACTCGTCGAGGTCGATCACGTCGCCGATCTCGACGCCCGCGCAGCGTAGATCCGTCGGCACCGTGACGAGCCGATACGGCCGGACCCAGGGGGAGAGCATCGAGAGCGCGACGCGCTCGACGGACCCGCGCAGCCGCGAATCCGCGAGGATCGCACCGACGCCGCCGATGCCCCCGATGGCGCCTTCGGGCACGCGCGCGACGATCTCCGCGCCGACGCCGGACTCCGCGACCGCCGAGGCGTCCACCACGGACACGCTGCGGCGCTCCTCGTCGCCGGAGCCTGGGAGGATGCAGCGCACCGAGGAGATGATCCCGTCGCTGACCTCGCGCATCGTCGCGACGGCCCCGCGCCGCAGGTCGCTCTGCGCGAGCGTCCGCGTCGGCGCCTCCGTGCTCCCCACGTCGCGGATGCGCGCGACCGCGATGCGCCCGCGGTGCGTCGCGAGCGAAAGCCCGGAGAGCAGCGCCTCGTTGCGCAGCGTCGCGATGGGCGGCTCCGCGGGGTCGATCCAGTAGCGGCGCGCGACGTTCCACGGCTGCGCGCCCGCAGCGATCGTCGCGATGCGCGCCCACGCCATCGAATCGTCAATGTGGTCCAGGCCCCGCGCTTCATCGATCGCCGCGAGGAGCCCGTAGCGTATCGCGTTCCACCACCCCGACGCGCGCGCTCCCACGTCCACCGAGAGGCGCAGCGACGCAATGGTCGCGCGCGTGATCAACGCTGCCGCGCCCGCGGTGAGTTCGCCCCCCGCGCCGCCCGGCGTGTACCGCTCGACGCCGATGGGCGCCGCCTCGATCGTGCTTGCGCCGCCGCCCGTCACGGTGATGGTCGCGCGAAGCTCCTCCTTCGGCAGAATCCCGTTGTCCCGCTCGCACGCGAGCGCCCACTGCGTGAGCACGTCGCCAGACGCGGCGGGCGTCGAGGGGATCACCGCGAGGTCCGCGTCGTCGAGGTGCACGAGGCCTTCCAGCCACAAGCACGCCTCGGGCATCGTTGGGATCCCGAGGTGCGCCGTCGTCGTGTCGGAGCCAGGGTCCAGCGGCGCGGCGTTGATCCCGCCGTTACGGCCCCACCACGCCACCTGCACCTCCAGCCGTCGTGCCGACGCGGAGTAGGCATCCACACCCCCCGCAGGGACGCTGTCCGTCGCCGCGACGGACCCGAGCGCGCGCGCGGCGGTGTTCCACTTCTCAAGGAACACCTCGCGCGTCGGGTGCCAGCCGCCGTCATCCGGTGCCGTGGCGTCCTGCGAGAGCCCGCAGAAAAGCCCAACGCCGGAGCTCACCGTGTACCACCATGCCTGAAGCGGGCTGCGCACCGCGTAGACCGCCGCGCTGCGCGAGGCCGTCGTGCTGCGCAGGTTCGCGGTGTAGTGCGCGTAGCCGTAGAGCGTCACCGTGATGGGCGGGGACTTCTCCCCCAGCGCCTTGATCGCGTGATCGATCGGGATCTCCCAGATCGCGCCCGCGTCGCTCATGCGCGTGCCCTCGCCCACGCGGCCGTCGTAGATCAGCGTGGGGTCCGTCACCTGCGTCGCGTCCGCCGAGGCGAAGCGCAGCGCCCACACCGTGACGCGGCGCCCGAGCGTCGAGGGGAGCTTGTCGCCGCCGTAGACGCGCTGGCGCTGCACACGCTTGTAACTGCGTGCGCGCGTGCCCGCAGTGCCGCGGGTGCAGCCGGTGAACGTCGTGCCCGTCTTGCCGCTGTAGGTGATTCGCTCGCGGCCGATGTGCAGCACGCCCGACGAGGCGAACGCCGCCGTCGTCTGCACGGTGATGGTCGTCGCCGACGCGGTGAGGTCTGCCGCGAGCAGCACCGTCGGCATGGACTCTCGCGACGCGAGAAAGGCCGTCACCGCGCCATCCACGTCCGCGAGACGCAGCGTGAGGCTCGACACGTCGAGGCCTCCCTCCACGGGACGCACGCGCTCCTCGATCGTGAGCGAGTCCCACGCGAGCCACGGCTTGCCCGAGGTGCCCGTCACATGCCACGCAGGATCCTGCGCGCCGGTCCACACTGCGCTGGAGATGGTCACGCCATCGGGGAGGAGGAGGTCGTCGCACCCGGCGAGGAGCACGCCGAACACGATGCGGTCCCCCGCCGCTGCCGCAGCCGCCCAATCGATGCGCTCTGCCGCCATCGGTCACGCCCTCGTCGTCGTGTAGGGAGTCTTGCGCACGAGGCGCAGATCTAGCGACGTGTACCGGATCACGTCGGGGATGGTCCGCGAGATCTTCGGCGCGCGGAGCGAGTCGGGGTGCACCGCCACGAGGTCGAACCGCTCCGAGCTTGACGCGCGAACGGCCTGGTAGTCGTGCGCGTAGCCCCAGGTTTGCCCGATCGCGAGGCGCAGCATGTCCCGGACGGACCACACGCCCGAGTGACTCCCGATGCTCCCGAGGTCTGACTTCGCGGGCGCCCACGGGGTGATGTAGTCCGACGTGAGCGCGGGCTCGTCAGGGATGAAGTCGAAGCGCGCCGAGGTGTCGTGCGTCTCACAGTCCCCCACGACGCCCACGGTGGTGCCGCCTGCGGTGATCTCCACGGCCATCTCGCGCGTCGGCGCCCACGGCGCCACCTGCTGGCCGCAGAGGAACGCGCAGTGCCGCGGCTGGCGCGCGCCGTAGCGCGTGGTGAAGCTCGTGGCGACGTTGTCGGTGAACCCGATCAGCGCGCCGAGGGCACTCGAATGGATCGCGGTCATGGACACCGCGCCCGTCGAGGTGATCGACACGAGCCCATCGGAGCGCATCGTGACGGTCATCGTCTCCGCGCGCAGCGCCGTCGCGAGCGCAGCGTTGATCGCGGCCTGGAGCGCCGCGAGAAACTCCGTCGTGTCGCCCGAGGAGGGCGCGAGCAGAATCCGGTACGACCCGCTCGCGACGTTGACGTTCACCGGCGAGGCGCCCGCTGCGAAGGTGAGCACGAGATCCGGCGCCGCCGAGGTCCATGTGAACGGCGCCGCGAGCATCGCCGAGGGGGAGAGGTTGTCGCTCACGCCGCACGCTCCATGATCGTCGAGGGCAGCCGCACGCCGCCCTGCGCGCCTTCGGTCAGCACGTCTCGCACATGCCGCGCGAGCTCGCGCGGGGACCCGAGCACGCCCGCGCCGTAAACGATGGTCAGCGATCCGCCCGAGGGCGCCGCCTCGCTCTGCGTCGCGGGCGGGAGCGTCGGCGTCGCCGCTGCGGAGGGAGCGGACGCGCCGCCCTTCGCCGCGCCGAGGGCCGCGCCAGCGCCGAGGGCCGCAACACCCACCGCGCCGAACGCCGCCGCCGCCGCGAAGTGCCCCGGCGCGAGGGGCGCGGTGTACACGCCCGCAGCCGCCGCGGCGCCCTCCGCGAGCTCCATCGCCCCCTTCACGATCGCCTCTTGCCCGACCGCGTTAACGACCTCCGTGGCCATGTTGACCGCGGCCTCGCCCGCGGTCTCCTGGCCCGTGAGCAGGAGCTGCACGTGCTGGCCAAAGGCCTTGCCGAAACTCGTCACCGCGCTCTGCGCGACCTCGACGCTCGCCGTGGTGGCGTTCGCCTGACGACGATGCAGCCGCTCCCACTGCTCCGAGAAGCTCTCCTGCACCCGCAGGCGTTCTTCGAGGTAGGAGTTCTCGCGGTCGAGGATCGCGCGCTGGTGAATCTCCTGCTCGCGGAAGTCCTCGGAGCGCTGCTTGTCGCGCTCCTGCTCCGACGCCATCCGGTCGATCCCCGGCTGCGCCCGCGCACGCCCCGCCGCCGCCCGCTGGTCAGACTGCGCCGCCGCCGCCACGGCCAGCGACGCATCCTGTTCCTGCGCCCGCCGCATCGCGTCGAGGTCGCCGCCGAAGGGCGCCGCCGCGGTGTCGATCGCGCCCGCGAGCGCGCCGCCGAAGGGCGAGGCGCCCGCGGCCAGCGCGCGTTGCTCCTCGGGGGTGAGGCGCGCGGTGTCGTTCGCGGCGGAGCTGTTGCCGCCTGCGCGCGTCGGAGGCGCGGGCGCTGCCGCAGGTGCTGCCGCGCGGTCGCGAGGACCGGGGCTGCGCACCGCTTCGATGCCCTCGCGGATCTCGCCCTGGAGCGTGCGCAGCCGAGTCTCTAGCACCTGCCGCGCGTCATCGTTCGCAGCCTGTCCAGCCGAGCGAGCGCGGCGCAGCGCGTCCGTTGCGTTCATTGCCGCGTTCAGCCCGGAACCGGTCGCAAGGTTTGGCCCCAGCGCGCTCTGCGGGGTGACAGACGTGTCTGCGGCCCCCGGCGCGAGACGGATATCCAGCGCGGAGGTGCGGCGCATCGGATCAATCTCCGCGCGGATCGACGCCAGCGTGCCCGTCGCCGCCACGAGCTGATCGTGCGAGAGCGCGCTGATGTTCGCTTGCGGGAGAAGATCCGGCGAAAGGCCCATCCCCCGCGCGACTTCCGCCACGTCACGGACGTTGCGTCGGTAGTCCGCCAAGAGCGACTCACGCTCGCGGATCTGCTGCGCGTCGCGCGCGGCCGTCGCGCGGTGTTGATTGAGTTCTCCGAGGTCGCGCCCCAACTGCGCGATGTCGTTCGCGAGGTTGGACACCACGTTGTTGAGTCCGAGGCCCGATGCGGCCATCGCCGCGAACCCCGTCGCGGCCTCGCCCGCACCGTTCTGGATCACCGTGAGCGACTCACCGAGGGTGCGCGCCGCGGGCTCAGTGCCCTCCGCAGCCTCGCGCATCTGGCGCAGCGCCGACTCGAAGGTCTGCGCCCGCGTCGCCCCTTGCTCGACGGCGATTCCGTACTTGCGCAGCCCCTCGCTCTCGCCGTTGCGCAGCGCCTCGGTGAACTCCTGTACCGCCTCCTCGGACGATTTCGTGATGTCGCGATGCTCGCGCGCGTGCCGCGCCACGGCGGCAAGTTCCTCCCCTGAGACTCGCAGCCCGCTGTTCACCAGCGTCTGCTGCGCCCGGTACGCGGCGAGCGCGTCGACGGTGTTGTTGGTCGCCCGCGCCACGAGGTCGAAGTTCCCCCCGAGCCCGCCAAGCGCGCGCGCGTTTCGCTCCCCTGCCGAGGCGAGCGCGAGGAACCCCGCGGTCAGCCCCGCGGCAACGGCGATGGTGCCGCCCGCGGAGGTCGCGACGTCGCGAAGCTCCCCCGCGAACCGCCCTGCACGATCACCCGCCGCCGAGATCTGCGAGCGCAGATCATCGAAGCTCGATCCAGTGCGGACGCGCCCGACCTTCTCAGCCTCCTCGCGCGTCTTCGCGAGCCCCTCTGCGGCATTCTCAAGATCGCGGAGAAACTTCGGATCGACGGCGCCCTCGATGATGAGCTTCCCGTTGCCGTCCATCAGCGCCATCGGGCACCCCCGGAGGCTCGTACACCCGCGGCTCCGGCGCGCGCAGACGCCTGCACGATCCGTCGCAGCGACCAGAGCGCGAGCACGTGTCCGGCAGCGTCGGCGCCGTATCGAGCCACGAATCCGCCCCGGTCACGGAGCGGATCACGTCGTGGATCGTGGACCCCGGCGCGAGGTAGAGCACGGTGCCCGCGGGGAAGCGCTCCGCGAAGGCGCGCGCGCCGACCATCGCGCCGAGGTTGAAGATGAGGAGTCGCACGGTCCCAGGTCATACCCCGTTCCCCTTCGGCTTGTCGGCTTCCCGTTGCGCCGCCTCGGCGCGGATCATGGTCGACCGCGCCCGTTGCACCGCGAGGATCGCTTCCCGGTCCGCAGCGGTGATCTCCCGCGCGAGCGCCACGTCCCACGGGAGCGCAGCACCGCCGTCGCCCGTCGAGGTCAGCGCCATCGCGTCGAACACCTCGCGGGTCCACTCCGACGGCGGGTAGTAGACGCCCTCGAACGGACACCCCTCGCACGCACCCGCAAGGCGCGGCTCCACCGCCCGCCAGAAGCCCGCAGCGAGCGCCGACAGGGCAGCGGGCGTCCGCGACGCGGGAGCGCCCTGCGCGCCGCGACAGCGCCACGCGCGTTGCATCGCGCGGGCGGGGCGTTCCTCGGCGGCTTTCACCTCCGGGGACTTCGCCGCCGTCGCGAGTCGTTCCAGCCGCCGACACCCGCACTGTGCCTCCGTCGCCTCGACGACGGCTACGCGCCGCCCGAGAGCGACGGCAGCCGGAAAGGGGCGAGCGCCCGAGGGCTGACGCTCGCTCTCTGGATCGCCACGGACCCGAGCTCTTCCATCGCCAGCCCCCCGAGGATCTCCTGCGCCCGCGCGAGGCCCTCCTGCGAGAGCGACGGCCAGCGCGTCACGGGTTCGGTCTTGAGTTCCTCGGCATCGCCGCGGACCTCGCCCGCGGAGAGCGTCCACGCCCCCGCGATGACCCGGCGCGCGGCGTAGCGGAACGCCGCCACGCGCTGGCGCGACTCGCTCGTCTCCGAGAGCGCCGCCGCGCGAGCCTCCGCGGTGAGCGGCGCGAGCTCGACGAGCACCGGGGTCATGCCCTCGACGCACGGGATCTCCGCGAGGTCCGCGAGGGCGCGGCTCTCGACGTAGCGCAGCCCCGCGTCGAAACCCGGCGTGCCCTTGAGGGTGTTGAGCGCCGGGTCGAAGAGCGACGCGACCCACAGGGGGCGCGCGGGGTTCGCGATGGGCGAGGGCTTGCGGTCGGTGTCGGTCGTCATCGCATCACCCGAGGAACACGATCATGTTGGCGCTCCCGATGTCCGACGAGGCGAGCGTGTCGCGCTGCGCGATGAGCGTCGCCTTGCAGAACGCGAGTTCCCCGCTCACCTGCACGACCGGCTCCACCACCGGGATCGTGTTGGGGAAGTGGAACCCGATCACGCGCGCCGAGGTGCCCGATCCGTAGACGCTCCACAGGATCAGGTGCCGCGCGGTCACGCTCGCGAAGGCCGTGACCTCCGCGGTTCCGCCGCGCAGCTCCAACTCGATCGTGATGGGCTGCGAGGGCGACGCGACCTCCTTCATCGCCGCGAGCGAGGACACCCCGCCCGCGCCCATGATGGCCTGCCACTGGCGCGGGTAGCTTACCTTCATCGAGGCGATCAGCGACGCGCTCGGCACGCTGGCGATCGACGACGCGAGCCACACGACGCCCGACCCGTCGGACACGTCGAACGCGAACGGCGCCCCCATGTCGTCGGTCTGCGCGCTCTCCGAGAGCGAGAGGTCGCCGGGGCCGTCGTGGGCCGCGCTCGTGCCGCTGAGAGTGAGCTTCGGCACGCCGCCGAACTCCACCGCGATCTCCGGGGAGTTGAACACCACGCCGCGCCCGCGGGTCTGCGCCTCGTTCGACCCGGCCTCGATCGGCGCGTGCTCGACGGTGTACGTCGTCGTGTCGTCCTCGGTGGGGTAGTAGCAGTAGCAGTTGCGCACCTCCTCGCCGCCCGAGATGGTCCCTGAGAGGGGCGGCGAGAGCGTGAGCACGTCGGTCGCGATGGCCGTCACGCGCCGCGGCTCCAGCCCCGACGACGTGACCACCGCGACCCACTGGCCCACCACGAAGCGCGTGCCGTGGCCCGTCGTCACCGTGAGGTCCGGCGCCGAGTAGGACACCGCCGCGGAACCGGCCGCGGGCGTGAGCTCCGCGCCGATCGCCGCGCGCCACAAGAGCTGATGCGAGAGCGCCGAGGCGTTGTTGAACGCGACCGGCGACGCCGAGGCGTTCAGCCGCGTCGCGATGGGCTTGCAGTCCACGCCGAACGCGACCGGCGAGCCGGACTCCATGCCCTTCACGGGCTGCTGGTACGCGCGCCGCGAGGGCCGCGCCTCGGTGCGTTGGATCATCTGCGTCGTCTGCCCCGCGTTGGGCCAGGGCGGATCCGAGGCGATGATCAGCGGGCGCATGTTGCTCGACGTGGTGCCGAACGTGCCCTCCACGCCGATCCACACGTTCGCGTTGTGCTTGTTGAGATTCGACCACGTCATCGCAAGAACCTCACTTCACGCGCACGATCTCGAACCGCGCGCTGTTGAGCCACGCCGCGAGCTGACCGCTCGCCTTCAGCCTGTTCGTCGAGAGCCCGAGGCGCCGCTTGTAGTTCGTCCACTTCGCCGTGTTCGCCGGGATCTCCCCGGAGATGTCCGCGCCGTTGTGCTGCACGCGCTGGACGAAGTAGGTTTTGATCCACGGGGCGAGCGACATCATCACGTTCTGCGGGAGCGGGATCGCCTTCCCGCGAAAGCGCGTGAGCGCGTACTGAAGCGCCGCGCGTCGCATCGCGTCCGTGATCTTCGTGACCGGGCGCCCCTTGCCTTCGAGGTACTGGAGCACCTCCGCGTTCGTGCGCTGCGCGGGCGCGGGACCCTTGCGCGGGCGCAGCGTGGGGTACGGCGCGCGTCGCGCGGCACCGCCCACGAGACGCACGCCCCACGACTCGCCCATGCGGTCGATCACCGCGCGGAGCTGCTGCTCCATGAGCTTCACCGCCGAGACGTTGGAGCGAACCGTGATCGCCACGCGCTACCCCTTCGCCGTCACGCCGCGCGCGGCGCACTCGTCGACCAACGCGCGGACATGCTGCGCGATGTCTCGCGGGTCCTGCGCCGCCGCGTAGTTCACGCTCACGTGAACTACGACCTCGGAGGGCGCGGACATGCTGCGCGCCCACGTGTTGATGATGTGCGCGAGCGCGGGCGCGTCGCGCTCAGGCAACGGGCCGAACAGCGGAGACTCCCGAGACAGGTTGGCGTGATCCAGCCGGATGAAGTGCGCGCCGTCGCGCTCGACGTGGACCCACTGGCCGTGACCGTTGATGTCCCGCACGTCACCCTCCAATCGCCACGTCGACCTCGAGCTCCATGCTCGCGATCGCGCGGTTCAAGTCCGCCACCTTGTCCACCTGCGCGTCGGACGCGCGCCGGATCGCGACGATCGCAGGCGTCGTCCCGCTCCACGCCGTCGAGAGGGTGAGCGCCGCCTCGATCGTGTCGAGGTCGCTCTGCGCGTCGATCGTCGCCTCCGCGAACGAGGAGCGCACCGTCGTACCCACCGCAGCCTCGTCGCGCCCGAAGAGATAGCCCACGCGCATCACCAGCCGCAGCGTCTTGAAGCGCGGTCGCTGCGAGCGGTTGGTCCCCGTCTCCGGCGCGCGGTAGCCCGCGCGAGGGATCGACAGGTCCATGCCGCGGTGAAAGTGCGCCGCGGGGAACTCCGGGTCGTCCAACTCGCCGTGAAGCTGCGCGCCGCGCAGCGTCGTCAGCGCCGCCGTGGCGAGCGTCTGCACCTTCGTGACGACGGCGGAGAAGTCAGCCACTGCGCCCCCAGGAGAACGTGCTACCCGCGCCCTTCACACCGTCGATCGGCTGCGCGCGCGCCATCTCGCGCTCGAAGTCCGCGCGGTAGAACTTCGCCTGCTGCGCGTACACGTCGCCCGACCCATCGCGGGCGAACTGCTGCACGGACTCAAATAGGAGCGCGAGCACGAGGGAGGTCTCCGCGCGCGCGACGCCCGTGGTGTAGGACACGTCGCTCTCGGAGATGCCGCGCTGGCGAAGCGCCTCGATCACCTGCGCGTGCGCGTCGGTGATGAAATCGTCGTAGTCCGTGACCGCGGACTCGCTACGCGCCACCGCCGCCGCGGAGTACGCCGCGAGGGCGACGCTCGCGAGCGTGCTCCGGGCGTTGATCGTGGCGGTCGTGGCCCACACCATCAGCGGCCTCGCCGCGCGCCGCGATCACCAGACGGGGGATGCGCCCCCTCCGCCGGAGGGACCGTCTTGGTAGACGGCGCGGAGGGGGACACGGTCGCGCGGGGATCGTGGAGAGGCGCCGCCGCGGCGGAGACGGGAGGGAGAGCCTCCGCCGCGGCGACAGGCTGCGCGCCCCAAGGACCGACGACCTCGATGGCCGCGCCGAAGATGCCGCGCAGGCGATCGGCCACCCGCGCGGGACACCCGCTCTGCGCCACGCCGTCGACGAATTGCACGCCGCACAGGTCCCCCGTGTAGGAGGGATAGCGCAGGCGCACGAGATCGCGGGGCGTGTCGAGATGGGCTTCGCTGACGGGCATCGGGAGATCTCCTTCGGTCGGGATCAGAGGGGCGCGCGGAACGTCAGTTGGTGATCTCCTTCGCGCGGGCGAGGCCCTTCTCGCTCTTGCTGAGCAGGCCCCAGTACGCCTTCACGCGCACGCGCTTCACGTCCGCGTTCTGCACCGTCCCGAGGTCCACCACGGTGAGCCCCGTGGGCCCGCGCGAGAGGACGCCCATGTCCTCGGCGTCCATCGATGCCTCGGAGAAGAGGCCCGCGAGGCCCGCGTTCTCGCCGAGGGTCGCGCAGTAGACGGAGGTGCCGTCGGAGAGCGAGTTCTTCGACTCGTTGACCGGGATCCAGTCGGACACGAGGATCGGGATCCCGTTGTAGGTGAGCACGGGCGCCGCCGTGGGCTGGCCCATCACCGAGAACTGCGTGCGGAACTCGCTCATCGTCGCGCCGCCCGCGGCGCGCAGGAGCGCGGCCACCGCGCGACGCGTGCGCCGGGTCATGATGTAGACCTTCGGCCCGCCGTTGTCGGTCACGAGGTCCGCGAGCTGGTCGAGGGTCGCGAGGGCGATCGCGTCGCCGTTGGAGCCCGTCGAGGAGATGGTCTGCGCGGTCGCCACGAGGCGCTGGATCCCCTCGATCTCCGCCGTCGACGAGGTGAACGCCGCGGAGAACACGGTGGTGCCGTTCGCGGTGAGCGTGCCCGTGAGCGTGACCGTGGCCCACTTGTCCGCGTTGGACGAGTAGACCTTCACGCCCGCCGTGTAGGAGACGGCCGCGCCGAAGTCCACGTCCCCCGGCGCGCGGTAGGCCACCGTGGTCCCGCTGTGCGTGTACTTCACCTCGCCGTACCCGCGACGCGGGTCGTGGCCGGGGCCGAGGGCGATCGTCGCCGCCGACGCGCCCGAGGAGCCGACCTCCAGCACCGTGACGGTGAGGTTCAGGTCGCCGGTCACGATGTCGTCGCCGAAGCTGCGCGCGATGCTCTTCGCGGCCTTCTCGATCGCCGTGGCCTTCGCGCCCATCATCCCGCCCGCGGCGCCCGCGTCGAGGATGTCGATGTCCTGGTCGATCACGAGGCGGCGCACGAAGCTCTCCGCACGGGTGAAGGTCAGCGCGTTGTCCGCGGTGATCGTCGCCCCGCTCGTGGGCTTGCTCGTGGTCGGAAGCGCCTTCTCGCGCCGGTAGACCAGCGAGTCGCGCGCCCCGCACGACACGAACGGGAGGTTCGCGATGACCTGATCGACGGTGATGATGTTCTCGATGACCCCGGCCGCGACCGGATCCGAGGTGCCCTTGAGGAGTTCGTTCAGAGAGAGGACCGCCATGACTTACCTCGATGCGCGGCCCTCACGGCCGCAGGGTGTGATCAGCGCTTGGCCTGCAACCCCGCGGCGATCTTCGCGCTCGCGGGCAGGTCCTTCCACGAAGCGGTGCCCGCGCTGGCACCGCCGCCACCGTGCGCGGCACCAGCGCCGCCCGCGGCCTTGAAGAACGGCGTCAGCCGCTCCTGCTCGATCTTCGGCCACGCGGTCTCGATCGGCTCCCGGTCGCCCTCGGCGCCCATCACCGCGACCACGCGCTCGTTGCCCGCGCCGTCGTCCTCGACGCGCAGGAGGGACGCGATCTCGCGCGTCACGACCCCGGACAGCGCCGGGTTGAACAGCTTGGTCGCGACGCCGTTCACGCGCTGCGCCGCGACGTTCTCGATCATCAACGCATGGCGGCGCTGGCGCTCGGTCTTGACGCCCGTGTCGAGCTCCGCGATGCGCTTGTCGCGCGCCTCGATCTCACGGGCCCGCTCGCGCTTCTCGCGCTCGGCCGCGGAGAGCTTCGCCTCTTCGGCCTCGCGCGCCTTCGCCTCGAACTCCTCGACCTTCGATGCCTTCGCCTGGAGCTCGGAGAGCTGCGCGCTGAACCGCGCCTCCGCGCGCTTCACCTCGCGCGCGACGATGTCGTTCACCTGCGACTGCGGAAGGAGCTTCTCCTCCGCCTTCGCGGCGCCCGCGGCCTGTCCCGCGTCGCCCTGTCCGTTGGTCTGCGTCTCGGTCTCCACGATCATTCTCCCGCCGCGGCCGTGGTGCCGGGGCCATTGGTCGCCGCGCTCAGAGACACCACCTCACCCGGCGCGGCTTCCGGGAGGGCGCTCACCGCCGCCTGCGTGGCGGCGTCGACACTGGCCTGCGCGCTGAACCGCGCGGCGAACTGCGCGCGCTCAAACGCTGCGCGCTGCGCGAGCTCGTCGTCGAGCCGCGTGCGCGCATCGGACGAGAGCTGCGGAAAGAGGGCGCGCGCGATCGTGCGGCGCGACTGGTCGGACACCTCGGGACAAAGCGCGTCGGCCTTCTCCAGTGCCGTCAGCGCGAGGGCCATCTCCGTCTCGGAGTCCGCCGCGTCGAACCGCTGCGGGTACGCCACGGAGGTCGCGCGCTGCCACTCCGCGCCGTCCGCACCGTCCCAGCGCGCGAGGATGTCCACCACCTCGCGCTCAAACGCCGCATGGTAGCGCGCCGCGCTCGCAAGCAGCGCGCGCTGCTGGCGGAACCGGAACGCGCGCGAGACGCCAGACTCCGGCGCCGCAGCCTGCGCGCTCGGACGCTCCAGATACGCCGCCTCGTAGACGCGCGTGGTGAGCTCCTCGACGCGCCCCGCGTAGTGGATCGTGACCGCGGCGTCGGGGGAGATGAACGCGGGCTGCGCCGTCCCCTGCGCGTAGCGAATCCCGTTCTGCACACCGGGCTTGATCCCCGCCCACACGTCCGCGTCGTCGCTCTCGACGGTGAGGATCGGGAACACGCACCCGCGCTCGATCGATCGCATCTCCGACCGGACGTTGAACAGCTCCAGCGCCGCCGCCGCGGAGCCCATCAGCGGAGACGGCGAGAGCAGATCGTCTGCATCGCTCAGCGCGACCCACCGCAGGACCGCCACCGGGACGCGCCCGAGGTCGTGCGGCATGTCGCCGCTGTCGTCATCGATCGCCCACTGGCCGCTGACCTTGCGCAGATCGAGGCGGCGCCAGGTCGCGGGCGTCCAGATCGTGACCGTCTCGCGCTCGCTCTCCTCGCCGGTGAGCGGATCGCGCTCGCACGTCTCGGAGCGCAGTTTGACCCACTGGAACGCGCCGGACTCGTCGCACTGCCAGTCCGCGAGTTCTTCGCATTCCAGCCAGCGCCCCCGCGTGCCCGGAGAGCCTGCGGGACGCACGCCTTCGGGGCGGTCGATCAGGCACGCGCACCACCCGCAGCGCAGCGCGCGCTCGGAGCCGTCGCGCATCCAACCGTCCACGTCCGCGAGGCCCGCGTCCGGATCGCGCCAGAACGCCTGCACCGCGGGGATCGTCGTCTCGCGCGTCGGCGGCGTCTGCCAGAGCTGGCCGCTGTAGGTGCGTGCGACCGGCGCGACGTGGTTGTCGTACGTCGTCGCCTTCACCCGCGCGGCGAAGGCCTCCTCGGTCTCGCGCGGGAACTGCACCAGATACGTCGAGCCGCGCGCGACGGTGTAGCCCGAAGCCGCGTAGGTCGAGCCCTCGCGCCCGTGCGCGTAGACCTCGCGGTCAGGTAGCCCCGCGAGGAAGCCGCCCGCGCCGTCGATCGCGTCGCCCATGAAGCGCCAATGCGCGGCCCCCAGCGGCCCATCGGTCGCGGGGTTCCTGCGGCGAAGCGCGGTCACGAGGTCGGCGGTGTCCACCTGCGGTGTGACAGACTATGACCGGACCGGACGTATCCTGTCAATCGCGCGGCACAAGGGGACCGCGGCCCACGGGCGGCGCGGGCGGCGCTGGCGGCGGGTCAGATCGTGATGCGGGCGCCTGCGGTGATGCCGCTGGACGCGACGAGCTCCGCGAATGCGTCCGCGGCCGCGTCGACCTTGTCGTCGTGCGGCGCATCGGGGAACGCATGGTGCTGCGCGACGAACGCCGCGTTCCAGGGCCCCCGCACGAGCGCCGCGTTGCGCGCTCCCACCTGCGAGGACCACGGCCCCGCCCGCACGACCTTCGCCGCGCTGGGACGGCGCGTGCGGACGGTGAAGCCCGCGAGTTCGCGCGTGAAGGCGTGCGCCTGATCCTTCCCGGCCTGCCCCGGATCCTGCGGGAGCACCACGACAACGTCGCGTCCGTCAGCCTTCGCGGTCGACGCGACGAGCGCGTGGACCTCGTGCGGTGGCCCGACGTGCGTGATGCAGTCCAGCACCACCCATCGCGGCACCGCGTCCGCGCCACGGTCGCCGAGGAGCACGCCCTCCGTGGCATCCCCGCCGGCGCCGAGGTCCCACGCGCGCACCCGGCGGACGCAGCGAGGCGCGGCATCGAGGTAGGACCACCATGAGCGGTGAAAGAGAGCACCCTCGCCGACGCAGGCATCCCAGTCGCCGTCGAGGAGCTTCGCCCGCGTAACCGGATCCCGCGCCATCAACTGCGCGCG